AGTTTCAAGTGTGTTACTTGAATTAAATCAGCATAAGGAATCATTCTTCTAACTAATGATTCAATAACTCCTTTGTACATTCTAGGAGCAACGGCTACATAATTAGGTATAGCGTGCTGAGATGAAGATTTAGGTCTTACCATATTTTTGGCAAGCTCCCATTTCAAAACAATATTAGTTCCCATTACCATAACACCATCATACCATACATCAATTGTTTTTTCTACTTTTTCAAAATTACCCTCTTCCATCATTTCTTCTGGAGGATTAAAACTGTCGTCCTTTTCAATCATTCTAATATTTCCATTATCATTTACTTTTTTCTTATAAACCATTTTTTTTGTGGTTTTATAATTAAAGTAAAGAAGCGTACAAGTATCTCTGTAAAAAATATCATTTTCATAAAACTGAGCAACATTGAAGTAATTATACCAGCTTTGAGAATATTTAGAAATTTGATCTAAATCTTCTCTTGTAAGTGTTGGGTCTATTTTATTTAATTCTGTAATAGGAACTGTTTTGATTTCACCCCAGTAAAAACAATCTTTAAAGTGAGGGTCTTCCGTATAACTATAAACCACGTTAGCTGGGTCTACATAAGATACATCTACACCTGAACCTGGTAAAAACTCATGTTTAGCTACCGCCATTCCAGTAACCATAATATCATAATCTAATCTCTTCCTTATATCGTTGTAATGATTTTCTTCAAACATTGTATTGATAGCTTCTTCTTCAGCAATCTCAATAGCAGGTTTATAATTTAAATTCATGTACAAAGACAATTCTTCATCGCTTGCAGGTAGTTCATCAGGATTCATGATAAAAGGATCGAATCCTGTATTTTTCTGCACTACTTCTAAAACATCTTTGGCTGCCATCTGGCCCTCAATCATATCTTGGTATTTACTCCTTTTAGATTGACTTAATGCATCTTGAGCGTATGCTTTTACTTTGAACAACCTGTCGGACATACCATTTACAACAATATCTACAAACTTAGGTATTATTGGGACTGGTGTCCAATCTAAATTTAAGTAAGACAAATCTCCGTCTACAGCTAATTCATTTTTATATTTTGCAATTGATTGTTCGCCTCTTGCATAAAGACGTAACCTGTTAAAATCCCTCCACTGACTATAGTATCTACATCCGTTGGAATCTTTTCTAAACCATTCGTATTGAATAGCTTGTCCTATTTGTAATCCAAATTCAAAAGTTTCTTTTTCTGCATCAGAAACAAATTGACTTGGAAATCCAACAGATGAAATATTTATTGTAACTTCTTTCATCTAATTAATTCACTTATAGTTCCTCTATTATTATATGTTGCAAAGTTAAGACTTATTTTTGATTGTTTTTTCTGAGGCAAATAAACATTTTTTTGGTTAGCCATTATTGCCAGTCCAGAACTAATACTTGCATCAAATTTAGTCCTGCTGCTTATATCAAACCTAGCCCAATCCTCTAATGTTCTTGTAAAATACATAGACCCCATTTCATCTATAGGTCTGTATGTGGAATCTAAGTCAATACCCACATATTTTTCTATATATGACTCAATAGCCGCAGCATGAGACTGTTTGACATCTTCACTTGTATTAGGTATACCACCTAACTCTTTTTCAGTTTTAGATAATTTATTATAATGTTTATCTGGTCTATTCATACAAAAACCTCTGTATCCTCTATTTTTGAAATGATACAATAATCTAGGTTTATTGTTTTCAACAAGAATTGGCATACCATAAAAAACACAAGCCATTAGAACTTCTTCAAAAAATATTTCTGCTGTTTGTGGTCGAGCAACATATTCTAAAAAAAACTCATTGCTAGGAGCTTCTTCCATATTATATTTAGTCAATCCATGAAGAGCTCCATTAGATCCTCCTCCTCCAACTGTACCAGAAATATCATAACTATCGCAACCAAATGCTCCAATATGTTCGTTTATGGGAAAATAGACTCCATGTTTTTGTATTTTTTTATTTGTCAAACCTTTGTTGGGTGTCCAGGAAACTTTAAATCTACCTCGGGAATCAGGAGTCCACACAACCTCAGAGTCTTTAACACCATCTTTCCAGTAAAATCTTCCTCTTGTTATATGGTGTTCCATAATTAAAGAGTCATTGTAATCTATTTGCTGATATATTTTTGTAAGGTTGAAAAGAGAGCTTTTGCTTTCATCTCTAAATGCGTGTGATTCACTTCTTGGGAACTGTCTATAAAACTCATTTAAAGCATCAGCATCTTTTTTCAAAGAGTCAACTTCTGCTTTCCAATAATCAATAGCTCCTAAAGTAATCCATTCACCATCCACGCCTCTTACAGGTTTATCAGGTGTGTAAAAAACAGGCATACCATACACATCTATAAAACCTTCCATATTCCATTCCATTGGAATAAACAAAGAATATAAACCTGATTTGGTTTGACCGTTTGCATTTCTGTTCATTATATTAGAATCCTCGTAAAGTTTTTTGAAATTTTCACCACCTTTACTCAAAGCATTGGAGGTTGAACCCATCATACATTTACCTATAATTTTACTTCCTAGTCTCAAACAAGTTTTAGTTACCCTCCAGTTGTTCTGTATGTTATTTGGTTTTATCCATTTACCCGATTCATCATGAACAAGCAGTAAAAGTTTTTCTCCATCATAAGAGTTGTCATCTGTATTTTTCCAGTCAATGGTAGTATCAAGACCCGTGAGCTCTTCATCTACTTCATCATACATATTCTTCTTTGTTATTTTAGCTGCTGGAACTCTAAAAGCAAGTTCTGTTTTAGGTTTATCCATACCATCTTGAATAGGTTTGAAAAAGAATGGAAGTCTGTTAGCTATGGGTACAACTTTATCTGTAAACATTTTTTTAGCATCAGAACCTGTTTTAGACAATATACCTACCCTGGAATCTTTAGCAAGTGTTCCTGTATTTACACATTCTGAAGAACCCATAAATGAAAACCCAGATCTTCTAATTTTTAAATAGTCTAAACCAAAACATCTTTTATCTGCTTTACAAGCTTCCCAGTATAAGAAAAATATTCTATTAGCCTCTCTGAAATCTGGATATCCAACATCTATACTAGTCCACTGTAAATACATATAATGAGAGCCTGTTATGTATGTTGGTTTACCGTTGTTATAAAACCAATAGCCTAACTCTCTTTTATCAAATTCTTGTTCTATGTAATCAATCCATTTGTTTTTGAAAGCTGGTGGCCTTTCGTTCCATTGAAAAATAGAACTTATTCTGCTGAGCTCTTTTGGTATTTCAATTCTTTCCCAATATTGTAATTCTTTTTTTTCATTTCTAGAAAATACTTGCTTTGGTTTTTCTGGAAGCGCAATGGCTAATCCATTTATATTAATTATATCACCAATCTTTCCCGATCTTGATATAACAACCATATCATATTTTTCATTATAACCATATATCCAAGTTTTTGCAGTGTTCTTTTTTTTCATAACACCTTTTGGAACATAGCTATCTATTAAATGATAAAGTTTATTTTGACCTTCTTTCTGCAAAACCTTGTTTTGTATTTGTTTGACTTACACTATCACCAGAATTTATAACCTCTTCTTCGGAGTCTATTTTACTTAAAATTTCAAAAGCATCAAATATTGCTAGCTTTTTTGTAGCCGCTGCATTTTTCAGTCTATCTGCTGCCAATTCGTCATCAGGGTCTGGTTTAATAATATCTTCTTTGGCTACTTTTATTAACTGCTCCACAGCTCTTCTGCCTGCATGAATGATTTCTTTTTTTAAATCTTCTGATTTCATACTTTGATTGTTATTTGATGATCGTACATTCTATATAATTTTTCATTGTCTACTATAAATTCATACTCGCTTTCTGGTTTAAATATTACTTTATCACCTGCCTTTACGCCCTTTGAATTTAAATAATTATTTGAATATTTCATAACAGCCACTAAAGGTTCTTCTGTCCCAAGCTTTGATATAAAAGATTTTTCTACTGGCACTGGTTTTACAAAACAATATCTGTCATGACAAAACCACTCTCCATCTTGTTTATACATAAAAAACTGATCTTGTTCTATAAAAAACAAATTGTCTTTAAAAAAACTTTTGCCACTTTTTTGTCTTCCTTTCATATCATTGTAATATTTAAATACATTATGGTGTACAAGTAATGTGTCTCCCTCTTTGATTTTGCCAGTATAACCAATAGGGGTAGACACCACTATTCCTTCTCTGTTAGATGCTTTGTGGTTTTCTTCTGATGTGCTAGTAACCAAATCAACACCAGATATGTTTTTAGTATTTACATATCTTTTATTTTCTTTAGGCTTTACAATAAAGTAAAAAGGCGACTTCATCAAAAATTAATATTATATTCTACTGAGACGGGCATATTAGAGTTAAACTCTTTCCACAAAAGAATCTCATCATTTTGTTGTATCCAAATTTTAATACTGTTTGTTTGCTCTACATGCTGTATAAGATGTATGACATACTTTCCTCCTAATATCTCTTGACCTACAATATAGTGCATAGCGTCAGATTTATAGTTAGGTCCTATAGATATCTTTCTAATGTCCATTAGATTAAATTTAATTTATACAAAGATATAAATAAATTACCTGCCTTGACCTCTATATTTTTTCTTGTATGCTGTTTGACCTCTACTAGCGTTTTTACTGTGAACACCAGGTCTTTTTTTCTTAGGTCTTTCTATATAAGCGTAAACTATATTACGAGCCATTTTTTTGAATAGATTTAAATTTCTCTGCTCCCCTTGAACCAAAG